GAAAGATAGGCTCCTCTGTCCTGCTAATGCTTGCAGGAACTCATCTGTTGCCGCTGTTTTGTACTTGCTCCAGTCGGATGCTGTCGGAGTGCTCGTCTTTATCTTGAACCGTGCGGGTTCTGGCCGATTGTTTTGGATCGGCATTCCTGCAAGTTCAGCATAAGCCAGCATTGCGTCATGGTTGCTTTTGTTTTCGAGCTTGGCTAGGAAGTCGATCTCATCGCCACCTTCACCTGTGCCGTGGTCTTTCCATCTCCACCGACCGTCTAAATTGTAGATACCGAATGATGGCGTCTTTTCATCTCGGAATGGTGATTTGGATTTTGATTTGGCATAGTCTCCCAAACCTAGTTTCACCATGAGTTCTGGCAATGGCAATCGTTGCCGGGCTTCTTCGATATTCATCGAATGCCTCCGACTAAATACCACCAGCCTTGGTCGTCTTTATGAAGTTTGGATTGCATCGCCATGTGATCAAGCACATGGTCGGCAATCTTCTTTGCTGCCTGCCAATAAGCAGGGTGGGCGCCGTAAGGCAATAATTGTTGAGCTACGTCGAGCCTATCGATAGCGCCGCGTCTCCGCGATGAATTGAAGGCCCGAATGACATACTCTTCAAGAGCATGATCGGGAAGTTCCGTTTGCATAATGTAAAAAAATCCCTTCGTGCTTGTCGGATGAAAAATTGGCCCATGCAAAGGCTACGACGCGCACGAAGGGAAAATGGATTTTGTTGGTGTTTGGGTTGCATGAATTGAAAGGCTTTTTCACGGCCTAGGTTTAAATATATTTACTTGACTCTGTTTGTCAAATAACGCTGAAGCACCTCCTCGGCCTCGTCCTCCATCCATCGCGTGGACTGAGTAACGACCTCAAGCCACTTTCCGTCTATGAGAATCTCCCAGTCCCACCGATAGCAGTCGTCTTGATGGTTCGGCCAACAGCGGAGCGGATACCCTTTCCAGTTCTGCATTCTACTCATCTTGTCCTGACAAGAATTGTCGGAGTCGTTGGTTGTCTTTTCGAAGTTCATCGTTTTCGTTATTTAAGTATTCAATGCGGTTGTTTAATAAGTTTGTTAGAGCTTCAAGATCAATCATATGATCTTTAACTTGTCTTGCTAGGTTTGCTAATTTTATTATGCCGTCGAACATAGTCTGATATTCTTTCTAGGTGGGTTTCTGCCAATGCTCTCCCCTCCGGCGAGTCGTCGTATGTGTGCTGATATACTGGGAGCGGATCGCCCCTTTCGAGACGTAGGCCAACAGGACATTCATTCATACAAATACACAGCCGAAGCGAGAGAGTTCCGTTCATTTCTTAGAACGGGATGTCGTCGGTTTCGTCAGCGGGTTGTGCAACGTAGCCGTTGCTTTTGGCGACAATGTGCTTGTCGGTTTTGACCGCTGGCTTGCGCCGGTTGCCGAGCCATTTTACTTTCTCGTCACCGAACAACCACCGCTCAACGCAGTTGAATTGGTGGTCTGGGTTTGTCTGTCCTGGCTCAACTCCAATGAGACAGACACCCTTCTCTCCTATCAAGTCTTCGGCTTCGACCGTGACGTCTTCGCCTGGGATGACTGCACGACCGATGCTCGAAAGCACTTGGTCAACTTTCCACGCCGCCTTTGGCGTAAAAGTTAAGTGCTCCCACATCTTCGGCCCTTCTACGCCGCCTTCAAGGATGACGGCAACGTCAAGCTTTATGGTAGGGTTTCCGGCTTGGCTCGTCTTCTCGACGGCCTTGATAATTTCGACTTCGTATGTTCCAGGCTCGACGTAGTATACGGCTGCTTGTTTAGGTTCGCTTGCTTTATATGTTGGCATTTGTATTTTCTATTTTGTTGTTGTTGGTCAGCGTTTTTTGGGATGCGCTGCCCCCCTTTGCCCCTGCTTGCCGGATCTTTCCAGCAAGCGAGGAAATTATTTAACCTTGAGATTGATTTATACTGTCTTCTATAAAATCTGACTCAAGTCCACGGATTAAATATTCTAATAACGCTTTCGTATCATCCAATACTTCATATTGATACCTTGAAAGTAACTTGTTTTCTTTCCAATCTTCTCCATTATCATAAGTGTCTAATACCATGCCATTCTCTGGGTCTCTTGCATGAGTATAATGGCCTGTTGATAATAGCCCGCTCATAATAATTGCAGCGACATTTGCTAACTCTATTTTATAGTCCTTATGTATATTATTAATTTTCATTTAACCTTAGTCTGTCTGAGTTGTGTTGTTGGCGCTCCCGCTTTTATCGCAGTTGTATCCGGTTCAATGCCGTTATTGGCGCAAAACTCAGTATAACTCTTTTCTGACATCTTACCGCCCATTGCGAGTATTAGTGTCTCATTGCTGATACCTTCGGAGGCTTTAGCGATAGCTTCATGCTCCACAAACTTGCGTCCGCTCATGCTTGTTAGTTTCCATCCGGGGACTTCGTCTCCGTTTTCGAGTCTCGTTTTGAGATGACCGAGCACCGGCTCGGCGATCTCCTTTTCGGCGAGCTTCCACTCTTTCGCGAATGCTCCCATGCTCTCGGCTGTTGCAAGTATTCGCTGGCGGATCGCCTCGATGCTGTTGCCGGTTACGTCTGGAATTAGCGCGATGGCACTCTCAGCCTGCCGCACAATGGCGTTGCAGTTGTTGTAATGCTTACACCAAGAGCAATACTCACAAGGCGTCGGCTTCGCCTCCGCGCTTGTTGCGCGGTCGATTGTGCGCTGAGTGATCTGCTTGGCTTCCTCGTAACTAAAGTCATAGCTACGATTCATCTTTTGATCGACATATATGACGTGCGCCGTCCAACTCGTGTCGAAGTTGTCTTCCATACACGCCAATGCGTAGGCCGCGAGTTGCTCGCGATAGTTCCGCACTTGGCCTGTCTTGATGTCGGCGACCCACTTCTCGGCTTTACAGACCGCGTCAGCCGTGCCGAGCTTACTAAGTCCAGGAACTGCCATCGCCAAGTATTCTTCGCGAGTCTCGACGAACGATCCTTTTGCAAGGCGCGTCAGTTCTTCGACTCCGTAGGCGATAGCACCAGCGTCTTCGCCAACTATTGCAACGTCATGTTCTGCCGAGATAAGGTTGCGGATCGCAAGATCGACCGCCGTGCCGCGCTCCGCTGCCGCGCTCGTGCCGCCTGCGCCCTCAAAGAGAGCGCACTCGGCGAGCTTAGGAAGCGTTGAAGGTGAGATTTCTTTGCTCATTTTTTGTGACAAATAATGGGTAGTATTTGTCACGAATTCGCCTTTCTCCATTCGACCGCCGTATTGACAAACTGATCGACGCGAAGTGCAACGCGGTGCAGGTATTCCGGTGCGCAGTCGCGCCACGTCTGTTCGCTCGTAAGGACGCCGCGAGCAATCAAGAACTGGTTCACCGCGCCTTCGTGCTCTGCGAGCCGTGCTTGCCATCCGACCATTTCGTCGGCTTCAACGATATGATCTGGCTGTTTACTTGCAACGGCTTCGAACAAGTGCGCGACCGATGCCCATTCGAGCGGGAGTTCTTCCGCAAGGCCGCTGCGCGTCTTTGCGTCGTAGGCTGCGGAGTGAGTGGTTAGGATGATGCGCTCTTTACCGCCGATGCCCTTTCCCTTGCCGCTGTCGGTCGTCGATACCTTAGTTTTGAAACGCAAGAACCAAAGCTCGTCCGCAAACTCTTTAAGCAACGGCGCCGATTGTTTGCTGAGTTTCAACTCGTAGCGATCGTATGCTGCCAAGGCGTCTGGAGCTTCAAAGCGGACGATCTTGCTGTGAGCGATAAGAACGACGTTCTTGCCGCCGTCAATTAACTGATCGACAGATGACAAGAACCGGCTCATTCTTTCCGCGACCATCACCCAGCCCTTGCCAAAGCCGAAATCCTCGATGCTGGTTTTTTTGCTGGTGGCTAGAAGGTCTTCAACGCACAGGCGTTCTGCCCAATCTGCCGAGTCTATTACGATGGTTTTGTAGTCGGTCGTCTTGGCTTCTGCCAATGCGTCCGTGAGATGCTTCCAGGTGTTGATCTCGCAACGGTCAACGTCTAGGTGGGACGTGCCGCCCTCGATGTCCAAGAATAGCGGCCTGGGGAACTTGGCCGCGAATGTGCTTTTGCCTACGCTCTCCACTCCGTAGAGTACTACGCGCTGGGCGCGTGTTTGTTTGCCTTTAGTTATTTTCATATGTTTTGTTTTTTGTTATTTGTTGATTTTTGTTTTGAGAGAATAAAATGAGCATCTATATTGAAAGTCCCATCCCCAATGATATTCCCATCCAACCTTGGGATATTCATCGCACCCGTCATCCATCGCAAAGATTGATGGTGGTGAGTGTCTGCATTCAGCAACGCTAATGTCCTCCATAACTTCGCAAAAGCGGCACGATGCACAGCTTTCAATTTTATCTTCTTTTTCTATTTCTATTTTCATTTTCTATTTTCCTTTGTTGTTTTGTGCTGCGAATACGGCCACAGCTAATGCCGCCCAAGTGTGCGACTTAATTCCATAAGTCGGCCCTGGGGTTTTCTTTGTTCCCTGAGGCCCGATCTTGTCGAGCAAGGCTTGGCGAATGTTCGCGTCCTTGGCTCGCATCGTGCCGCATAGGAAAAGCTTAATGTCTTTACGAAAGATCAACTCCACGTCCACCCGTGCCACTTCTATGAATCGTCCGATCCATACGCACGTCTCGAATGTGCTGGCTCCGACTGCCATGCCGTAGCTGGCGATCATCTCGCAGGCGCATCGAGTGTATTCGCGACCGATAAGAATCTGACGGATCTCGGCATTGGGAAAGTGACCGTGATCAATTATCTTTCCTCGGTCGAGTTGAATAAAAGCGGTGTGTGTTGTCCCCGGATCTAATGCCAATATCATATTTTAATGCTCTAGTTTTAATTTTATCTGCCGGAAGTGCGAGAACGTCGCAAATGCCTTGGAATGCTTTCGATCTGATAAAGTGAATTGCTGACTCTCGGTCAAGTTCTTGAGCCTCGTTTAGTTGTTTGCTCAAAAAGACTTTTTCACATTTTATGTCGTAAACTGCCTGCTGTATCATCCCGCACAATAAATTGCGCGTAAAGGTGCATTCCGCGTCATGTAGCTCCTCAGCGGTCATCATTTCCGCTCCCTGCGGATTTGGCGGTTCATCCACCATTTGCGAGCCTGTTCCATCTCGCAGGTTGCTTTGATGTTGCCGATTAGATAACCAGCGATAAAGGCACAGCAAGTGCATATTCCGAATAGTGCGAGAAATGTTAGTGGTTCCATATTAGATGTTGTAGAATTTTGCGCGGATACCGGCGAGAGCGGTCTTTTCTTGATCGGCGTTTAGGCCGACTTTGATTCCGCCGTCTTGGTTCGGAAAAAGCTCAACGCGGTCGATGCTGGTCACATACCAATAAGAGGCGCCGCGAACTGCTTTGATCCGGTTTGCGATGCGCGTGTATTTGTAGGCTTTTGCAACCGAGCCGCCGGATGTATATGTCATCTCGGCTCCGATGCGTGATGATTTCGCAATACCGAATGCGGCGAGTTGCTTCTCTGCGATCTCTGTTGCATTTAGAATGTCCATTGCTGATGCTGTGGCTGATCTAGCCTTACCATTTACCTTTTCGAGGGAGTCGGAGAGTTCGCGGCTTTTAGTATTTAGTGCGATTTTGATTTTCATTTTTGGTTTTCTGTTTTTGTTTCTGTCGTTCGGGTTCGTCCCGTTCGATGTGCAAACCCTCCTCCATTTCCGCAAAGATGAAAAGAAAAATTTTCGCGAAGTGCGAAAATAATTCTTGGGAAAAGTCTTTACATATGCGCCCAACCAATGCCCATGCGCCTCTGCGGGCTTTTTTATTTTACAATCGGTCGAAAGAAATTTACCTCGCGGAGTCCTTGTTTGGTCATTACTCTGGCTTTTTTTGATTCAATCTGGGTTCTGTTGATTGCAATTTCTAAACGTGAATTTGTTGCGGCGATGGTTGACTTGGTCTCGCCTGCAATAGCGCGGGCGGTCTTCCACCCCTGTTTTTCAAGATCGGCCTCGCTCTCGTGCTTTGAGACTTTGTAAAAAGCCTCCCACGCTTTGTTTACAGCGGCAATAGCCACGGGTTGTTTTGTCGTCTTTCGCATAGGTTGATGTTTATTGAGTTGTCTTTGTAATAGCCATACGCGAAGCCCTGCGACCATGCGAATGTTGCGCGGCGGGTCGAAGCGTATTCCATATCGAAACGAGCCAGCATTCCGGTGCAATAGCCCGAAGCGCCGTCGAGCGTGCGAGCGCGTTCCCAGCCGACTCGGTGTAGGTGAGCCAGAACGCATTGGCCGTATGTCTCCGCATGATCCCTTATACTTTGCACGTTATACATATAACCGTGGATAAACTTGCATCCACCTAACTCTAAATAGCTGCGAATGTGATACGGATATAATTTAGCTTTGAGTTCCTTCGCGGTCTTCTCGATGGCTTGGATGGTAAGCGTAGCGGCGTGCGCGGCCAATGCGTTTGGCGAAGATGCGAGCTTGTATAGACGGGCTTCATGATTTCCATATAAAATATGCTGCGGTCTGAGTTCGTGCAGGAAATCAATCCCGGCGCTTAGATCGTCCGAGATGCTCGCGGCGCGGTCGCTTGAGTTCGGATCTGAAATAGCACCGGAACGAAACGCTGCTAAGTCCAAAAAATCTCCGAGATGAATGGTCGTGTCGGGCTTCCAGCGGTCTCGGAACGTAAGGACACTTTTGCGTGCATCTGGGTCTATTTGATCCCCGTGAGAGCACCCGACTGCCATCCATTTTTTCCAGCCTTTCATATCAGTTCCGGAATATTGCGCTTGGTTCGTTCTTCCCAAATCCACGCACGGACGGCTTCCATCGTATCTTCGTCCATTTTCGCAAACGCTCCGCTTTCGTGCTTGAGAGCGCTTCGGAGTTCTTGGTCTATGTCATCCACCAAGATCAGAATATCAAGTGCCTTGCAGGCCACCTCGTGCTCGTATCGCTCTGTCTCGTCAAACTCAAGTGTCATCTTCATGCTTCTTCGTCCTCCTCTTCTTCTTCTGCGTCTGGAAATAGAATGCTGAATGAGTCGCCTGCGAGTCCCTCGACGGCGTATTTGTTTCCGAAAACGAATTCCCCGTGCATGGTCTCCCCTCCTTGTTCCCAAGAGACGATGGTGAATCCGCAATCATAATGCTCGGACAGAATGCGCTTTGCTTCCGCGAGTGCTTCCGTGCGCTCTGATTCAACCGTCGGTTGTCTCTTTTTTTTCAAGCAAGAACGTCTATTTTTTTGGATACTCGGTTGCGTAAATTGGCGAGCATATCGCGCTCGGTCATTCCCTTCGCCCAATGCGGACGCATCTGATAGTGCGGTTCGTCAACGAACTTCCAATCGCCGCCCCATTCCATGCCGAGCGATTTGCCGAGCGTGCCTAGTTCGTGGTAGAGCGGATGTTCGCCGCAATATTCCTTGCCGCGAAAGATTCCGATATCGGCTGCGATTCCAAAGTTGTGATTGCTGTGACCGGCGGCGGCGTTTGTGACCTTTTTCCCTGGCGTTGTCCGACCCCTTGCATAGAGCGCATCCTGCTCCATGTAACTGCGAGTGCCGCTGATGATTTTAACATCACATCCGACCTTTGCACAAATGACCTTTGCCACGCCTAGGAAGGCGCGCATAGCCTTTTGCATCTCGGGGTGGAGCGTGGCAAGCTGGATCTCGCTGCGTTCGTCGAAGGTCATTTTTTCAAGCCTTGGATGTCTGGGAGTTCGTAGCAGAATGTTCCGTAGTCCGTTTTCACGCATACCGCCGGATTATTGAATCCAGCGCATGAAGTCAAAAGCGCCATTCCCAAGAACGCGAAGGAAAGAGCGATCATCCAAAGCGCAATTTGTTTGGCGGTCATTTTTCTTTTCGGAAGATTTCGATGAGTCCGATTATCGCCGCAAGTGCCGAGCCGATGGCATCCCACCTAGACGGGTCTAGGCTTATGCCCACCAAGCTGCCAATTATCGCGACCCCGCGAATAGTGGACGGTTCTTTCAATTTTGCGAGTAATGTCTTCATGGTTTTTTTGCTTTCAGCATTTTATACAGCGATACCGCGCCAATGCAAATTCCAAGGACGAGAGAGAGGACGCGAAGCCATGCCTCGACTTCGGAGAACGAGATCAGCACAGCCGTTGCGGGTGCGGACGTCCCGACGAACGTATGAAAAGCATGGTTGTCCATTAGCTCAATCCGCCTTGCGAAATTAGCTCTTCCGTGAGTGTGCATGGCTGAAGAATTATCGTGCTCCGCTCGCCTGCGGTTGTTAATTCGATCTCGATCTCGGTCGTGACCGATGTTGCATTGAGAAGCAGATCGCGAACGCCGAACGTATTAAAATCGACGGCTGCGGTTTTACCTGGGGCCGCGCTCAAGCCGCTTTGCACTTGCAATGTTGGCAAGTCGGTGAAGCCCTTGTCGCCGCCGAAATTAATATCGTAGTAGCTATTTTGAACTCCGACAACGGTCGCGTTGGCTGCGCCGATGCTGTCGAGTGCTTGCAAGGCCGTTTGCAACTGCGCGGCGGTCGTGTTTGCGTCCAGCGGATCGGTCTGCCGTAGGACGGTTGTGGCTACGCTCCCTGTCGTCACCGTGCCCGTGCCGGTCGTGATCGCGACGGACCCTGCTGTTACGCCAAGCAAAAACTCGGTCGTCTGCGGGATCGAGCGAACGAAATATTGAAGCCCTGCCGTGTAGCCTGTGAGCGCGGTGAATCCTGTTAGAACGACAGGCTGTGCGAGCGTCAGTCCGTGGTTGCTCGTCGTAATGAAGACGCCGTCGGTGACCGTGCTGGCGATGTCCACGTTGTAGCTCGGAGCCGTTAAGCGGAAACTGCCGAGATACGGAGCGCGAGAAAATGAAACTCGCTGAATTTCGTTGTTGAGTGTTGAGCCTGTTACCGTGGTCGCCACGCTTACGGTCATTGCCGTGCCCAGATCAGTCCACGTTGGCTCGTATACTGCGGGAGCGAGACGAAGCTGAAGCTCTTGAATTTCGGCGTTGGTCGCGTCTCCTGCAATGCGCTCGTCTATCAGAGCTGTAGTGGTCGGAATGAGTCGGGCGAAGTTGCCGGTGATCGCGCCCTGCGTGCCGACGCTGTTGAACGAGACAACGAAGTTGGTTGCCATCGTTCCGTCAACGGTGACCGATCCAGCGGCGGTGATTGTTGATAGTGAGTTGAGCGCGGACGAGATCGCGCCTGCGGTCGCGCTGTATGCTATCGCGCCGCTGGTCTGGCCTCCGAAGGAGAGAGTAAACGTGCCGCTGGCTGGGACGCCTGTGCGGCTTCCTACGCCGAATTTTACATCCGTTCCGGTGTAGTCTACCACATCGAACGGACTTGCGATGTTGCCTGTCGCCTCCAAAAAATACAAGTTGATCGCGCTGTTGTCGCCCTTCACGAATCGTTGCGTTGTCGCCGGTGCTAGGCTCGTCAAGCTGGTCGCCAGCCTGCGGTTCGTTGTGTCAATAAAAAGATCGCGTGCCATTTAGTTGGTGGGCTTGTCAACAGCTTCCCATTTGCCGAGCGGACACCTTTCGGTTGCCATGCGTAGCTTCGCCCAAGTCGAGCATCCGCACTTTCGACAACGGCCCGTGGCGTTGAGTGCCTGCGCGTCCCATTCGGGACAGGCTTTGCAGGTGGATTCTCGCTCGGCGAGTGCTTCGGGTGGGGTGGTGGCGAAGCCTGCGCGAGCGAAGCGGTGCGCGGCTCGGATAGCGGTTGGGATTTGGCGAATTAGCGGCGGATGATATGAAGAAATGGCGCGAATAATCTCGTTTTCTGAACGGGGAGTATTAACCAAGAGAGGAGCAAGGAAATCTTTTACGAGCGGGCCGGATGTGTCGATCTCTGGTTGGTTAACGCGAAAGATTTGGAAACTTTGAGGGTGCGCTTGCAGATGCAAGAATGCGTCAGCTCTTGCGCGGCGGATATTTTCAGCGAGTTGTTCTGCTTCTGGCTGTGAAGTCGCCCCCTTTGCCAAGTTCATTTTTCGGAGCGACATCGCAGAAAGCAAAGGGTCGCGGTCGAGCCAGATAATGAGATACTGCCTATCGAGCGGCAGAGTTTTGAGATTGTGCGGCAAAGGTAGTTTGATAGCTCGCCCCTCAAGTGCGTCGAGGATGTGGTCTATGGGTTCGCCTCGAGACGCTTTTGCCATTAGAATCGGAGTCTCAAAGTAGCCAAGCGGATTGTGTTCATCTCCGTGCCGTCCTTGGCTAAAGATTGGAATGCCAATCGAATCTAGTAGGCGCATCATTGCGGAGGTTCCAGAGCGCGGGAATCCAGAGACGATTGCAATCATGGGCAAGGAGAGGATGGTATGGTTACCAAGTATGTTGGATCTGCTTCCATTAAGGCTTTATAGAATGGGATACCGCACGGGGGTTCTAAAAATATTTTTGAGTATGTATTTAAGTCGTCCGGTTCAACTCCACTACACCAAAAACAACCTTCTTGATATAAAGAATTAAGGCCGACTCCTAAATAGTATTCTTTAGCAGAATTTGGGTCAGCCGGAATAATTGCTGAATATAAGATGATAACAGAGATAGCCGCAAAACCTGATAAAGTCGTAGGAACCGTATAAGTCCCCGGCATTGGAGGTGGAAAATTGTAAACGCAATTCCTCATATATGGGTTTATGTTGCTGAATATCTGGTTTCCCGAAAGCTGACCAAAAATAGTTTCGTTGCCCTCTGCATCAAAAAATGAATATTCATAATCTTGAACAAATGTTGTTTGGAACGGCGCAGCTATATTAGTTGTGCCTCCATACCTAATCGTGTTAAATTGCGCTTCAGTTATAGCACACGACGGGCCCCCACAACACGCGCAATTCACAGCGCGAAGGCCGCCGGCGGTTTTGGTCTTTATAAGCCCTCCTGGTGTTCGGCCTATAATCATGGACACTCCTCGGTTGCGATCCAAGTCAGACCGCCCGACACGGCTCCGAGGACGTATGTGCCAGAACTAGGCACGGCTGGTATTTTGAGCCTGCGTTTGGTAAACCCCTCTTGGCCCGATGTCTCTTGGACTAAAGTAGCATCAATCTCAAGCGTTGCGTAAACGAAATTCTTGTCAAGGTCAGCCGCCTTAATTTGGTATGGATATCCGCCTGCTGCCGAATTACCCGCAGACTTAACAAGCTGGCTAAAGATATTTGGGACATCATTTTTCGCCATAAATTTATGTAAGGCCGTAACCGTTATCTTGCCTAAAATTTCCAGTTGCTGAAACTGATATAATTACCTCTAAAAATTCACCATAATTTGTGCTTTCATATTGCTCGATTTGACGACCAAGCGTGTAGGTTTGTACTGAAAAAGCCCCAGCGCGATCAAATCTCGTTACTCCTACTGGTAGTGGGACTCCGTCTAGGTCATATATATATAATGTTGGGCTGTCTGGAGCAGTAATAAATTCACCCCTTCTTGCCGCAAAACGATATACAGCCACATCAAAGAATTTTTGTGACGATGCGGATGACGATCCAAAATCACCAGAAAAAAGACCGAATGCAAATGTAGAAATATAATCGCCCAATCGTTTATTTAAGTCCATAACGCCAGTGGCATTCACTCTTCCGTAAGCTGTCACGGTGCATTTTATAAATCCGTTCCCCATGTCTTGGTAGCTCGGCGCAGGGAAAATATATGCGCCGTCGATGCACGGGGAAGCGTCCTCAGGCGAAATTGCATCGCCCTCCCTAAAAGTAAAGTAATCAATCTCGTCGTCGGCCCGACGAATGTAGTCCTGCTGTATCATGCAAAGTCCGCTCCGGAATGTCTGCACAACGCGATTCGGTTGCTTGATCCAGTCTTTCTCTCCGTGGTAAATGTAGCTCATAAATTATGGTATCAAAACTGAGTATGGTAAACTACCGGAAATTTTTTGTAGCCAATCCCTGCATTCTTGGACAAGATAGCTAATCGTTATAACATCTGCTTGCGCGTCACCACCAACTCCACCCTCGCCACCAACGCCTCCCTGACCAGCATCTCCGCCGGGGCCACCTTGGCCACCTGTTAAATTGTTTCTAATGTCAGCCGACATATTACCTATTGCATTTGCTACCTGTACTTGGTCAACCTGCAGTCGAGCTATTGCTGGCGTTTTAGTTAAATCCTCCAATTTCTTTTTAGCGTCGTCAGTAATTAAATCTGCTTTCATTGGGTTTCCACCAAAGAATTTAACTAAATTCAAGATATCCTCTTGACCCTTTTTAGAGTCAATCGGGCTTTTTGAAAGATCAGTTTTGACCCCATTTAAATATGTCACAACGGCCCGAATTTGCTCTTCTCCTGTCTGCCCGATTTTATCAACTCCTAGTTTTTTAGCAAGATCAGGAAAGCTCTTTTGAGCAAGATCAGTCCCAAGCAATTTATCCATTGCCCTTAACTCTTCTGTTGCGGCCTTTGCACTATTAGCCGCCTTATCCATCGCTTTAATATCTTTCATTTTAGACAGCGTGTCCGCAAACCCTGTTGCAGATGCGAGACTCTCATTCAATTTGGAAGCATTCTCTGCCGCCTTGAAAAACAACTGATTTCCGTCTTTGTCGTATTGCTTTATGTTTGCCGAGTTTGCTGCGGCGATGCCCATGTTGGTAGCAAAATTTTGCGCCTGTTCCTCTCCTAGTCCAGCTGCCAAGGCTTTCTGATAATCTTCAAGCCATTTCTTTTGCGCTGTAAGAGCCTCCATGTGCTCTGTATCTCCGGTAGCTTGAGCTGTCGCAAACTCAAGCTGGAATGCAAGTTCTTGTTGCTTCAGCGCATTTTGTTCGGCTTGCTTTGTTGCTTTTTCTGCATCGACTTGAGCCGTTTTTGCCTGTCCTTTTTGATACTCGTCGAAATACTTGCGAGCCTCTTGTTCTGCCTCCGCTTGAGCTTTTGATGTTTCGTCAACTGCAACTGTCTGTGCATTTTGCGAAGTTGTGATCTCTTGAGTTAAACGGTCAATCTCTGCCTGATGCTCTTCAATTCCTGTAAATAAAGGCGCAACGCCTTCCATGTTCGCCTTAAAACTCTCAGGTATGTTCCCCATTGACTCACCAGCTTTTTCAGCGGTCAACTCCGCGTGAATCGGGATTACATCAAGCGCGGTTTTAACTTCATTTGCAGATGTTTCTGCTTGGTATCTGAATGTGTCTGCCATTCCAGATTTACCGATGGCGTCCATGAAATCAGCCATTACCAAGTAGAGTTTTTCTGTGATGTATCCAGAAATCAAATTTCCGAAATCTTTAAACAAAGCAACAAGCGGCCCAGTTGAACTAAACTGATCCATTATGAAATCGCCGGTTGTTTTAAATGCGGCAACCATGCTTGCATAAATACTATTCCCTGTTTCCTTGAATTGAATCTGTATTGCTTGCGCAACAATATTGAATGCCGTTCCCATTTCCCCTGCGTCAATCGCATCCACGGCAGCCTGGAATCCCTGCATTCCTGCACCGGCCCCAGTAAAAAAGCCAGCTAAGTCTTGACCTAGTTTTGTAGCGTCAATTCGAGTTAGTGCTGTTGTTATTGCATCGAGTGCCGGCTTTACTTTGTCGATAATTCCAGCCGCAAATTCAACAAATTTACCTCCAACAACGGTTAAGTTGTCGCTAATTTTGTCGAACTGAGCGGCTCCGGCTTTCATCACTTCAGGCAACGATCCGAGTTGAGCCTTTGCCGTCTCAATCTCGCCATCCATATTTGCAAATACTTGGTTCAATGCACCGCCAGATTTACCGAATACCTCCATCGAGACGGCGGCCCTTTCCGCAGGGTCTGGAATGCCAGCGATAGCTTTTCCTATTGCGCGGAGTTGCTCGTCTGGTGATAAGCTTTGAAGCGTAGAAAGCGGGATACCTAGTTTCGTAAACGCATCCGCCGCCTTGCTAGTGCCGTCGCCAGCGTCAACAATCGCCTTTTGCATCTTGTTAATAATCGGGCCAAGTGAATCGGCTCCGACTCCCGTGTTTTGAAATGCTCTTTCCAATAGCATTACTTTATCGACAGCAACGCCCGTGCGGTCGGAAAGATCTGCAAGCCTGCCCCCCATATTCAAAGCGTCCCCGAAGCTCTGCACGGTCTTTTGTGCTGCGGCAAATGCGGCGTCAATAGCCGCCGTTCCAAGTTTAACTGCCGCGCCCGCAATTCCTGCTCCTATTGCTATTTCGCCAAATCCTGCCCCTGCCTTTTTCCCAGCGTCTTCGGAATTATCCCCAGTTTTTTTGATGTCAGAATTAAGTTCCTCAACCTTTGGCGATGTCGCTGTGGACTGATCCCCGATGGCCTTGATGTTTTTCTCCATCGTCGTAACCTGGCCGATGCGCTTCATCGTGCTTTCAAGCTCGGTCATGGAAAGCTCGCCGCTCGATACCTTGCCCTTTAGCTGGGTAAGCTCGTCCTGAACGGCCTTGAGTGTCTTTTCAAGTCCTGTGTCTGTTGCTCCAAATTCTACTGTTACGTCTGCCATATTCTAAGTTTCTGTAAGGGTTTTTTGTCTCTTTTTTAGGATATTGTTCATCTGGTTCCGCATCTTTGAGACTACGACGGACTTGGCAAATTCTTCCTCACTCTTTGGGATGACATTGCTTGCCCAAGGAATATTATTCGTCATTTCAACTCTTGGGTTTTTTAAATCCGATGTTATGTCTTTGACTGACCCAGACCCCGATTTCATTGCCTTTATTACCCATTTAGGGAAATTGCTTAACAATGAACCCTTGTTGACCCTCTTTAACTGCGTGGCACAATTTGCCCATCCACCTTTTGACATACCGACTCGCTTTTGCACCTCTGAAATATATGTATCTTGATCCGATACAGACGCGATAAATAGTTTTGATCCTCGCGACTTCGTGCGGCCTGTTGTTTTATTCCTGGCCTCGTTGTGGACAGATTTTATTTTGCTTGCACCAATGACTTCCATTCCTGTCCACTTATTCAAAAAGCCGATGTTGCGAAGGATCGTTTCAACAATATCAAATCGACCGCTTTTTATCAAAGCCTTGAGACGGGCCTTGATCCTTTGTGATCCAACTCTGTCAGCGTATTCGTCAAGTTGCTCTGTGTTTTTGATAATCTTTCCGATGTCATTTTTTACGCGAATTGTGCCAGAGGGTTGCTCTTCTCCGAAAGGCTGCGTCCGCCGTGCCAACTCGACGCAAAGAAGGCGAGCGTTAAGTGATACGGCGTCAGGAATTGTGACTGCGCGAATCTCCGCGTAGTCCTTCATGATCTGCTCAAACTTCACACTCTCGAACTTGAATTTAGCCATCTGCTCCATTTCCTCCTTTAGCGCCACAGCCGCATTTATTCACGTTATCTTTACTTGATCCACTTTTACCTTTTAACCCTCGATAACCCTTTGCTCCATCTTTTCCACTTCTGCCTTTAACGCTCCAAAACACTGGAGCAGCTTTTTCTGTTTCATATCTGATTGGAGCATTGTTTCTTGTTCGCCCAAACCGTTCGTCCGTGCTTGTAGATTCGTCCGTGCTTGTAGATTCATCCGTACTTGTGGATTCATCCGTACTTGTGGATTCATCCGTACTTGTGGATTCATCCGTGCTTGTCTCCTCTCCGCAAGTACAAGCCTCTTCAAAAGTGTTGGGGATGATATTCATTTTTTATATTTTAAAAGGATGTCGTCTATCTTGGAAAGAGCGTCAAAATCGGTAGGCCTTTGGTCTGAGTTCCATGACTTCTTAATTCCATTTGCATAATCTTCAGCGTGTAATAGTTGAAGCCCTGCCGCAAAAGGTAATTCTTCTAAAATTTCTCGGTAGCCCCAACCTGTTATTTTTACTAGCCTAAAGATATAGGCAGCAAGCCAGTTGGGGCTATTTAGTTTCCCGATCCTGAGCCTGTTCCACCATTAGATGTTGCGGAACTCATATAGCTCGCAAACGCTTTATTCATCGCGTCGGCAATATCATTTATTTCAAAGTGGTGAGTTACATTTCGCTCGATCCAAATATCAACGGCTTCGGTGAAAGATTCCTGATCATTAATAACGGTTCTGATTTTTGAAAAGTCTTCACAATGCAAATAAGCAAATGCAGATGATTTCCAAATCAAATCTCGTTTTTCGCCAAAAACATTATTGCGTTGCATCCACGAAACTGATAACGCTGAAACTGGCCGCATTTTTTTACCTAAAAGCAATTTTTCGCCATCTTCAATCGCTTGAATGCGGAGTATTTCGTCATCTTTTTCTAGTTCGTTGTTTTTTGTTTTTTTCATATAATTATTTTAAAAATCGTGTCATTTCCTGCTTGGTCTTGTCGGAAGCGTTTTCGCTGATGGCAATGCGCTTACCGTTGTGCTCGATCTCGATCAAGCGTGGAGTGTTGCGAATGATGTCCACCAAGACGTCCCTGTTCGCCAATGCGGCGCGGATGTAGCAAATAGGATGTTCTGGGTCTTTGGCTTCGAGTTCGTCGCCTTCCTTTGTCATCTGGCGGTAAACCTGAGAAGCGTCTTGGCCTTTCGGGTTCTCGCCTTCAAACCAGAACTCCGTTGATTCTTTGCCATCGGTGCGAACCAGTCGAGTGACCGGTGGAAAGTTCATTTTGAAGCCCATTGTCGCGAGTGCGACAGCGGCCTTAAGGTTGATCGTGTGAAAGAATTTCTTGTTTGCGTCCATATGTATAGTCCGTATGTATAAAAAGGCGGCTCCCTTTAGCCGGGGAGCCAACGGCATGAGCCAGGGTTGTTAGACGATCTCTGGGTATTGCGTGGCGCTAACGGTGATCGTTTTGAATGTTCCAGCACCTGTCTTTTCGGAAACGGAATCGACGATGACTGCGCCACCGGAAACGCCGTAGGACGTTGTATCGTTGGCGAGTGTAAGGATGTTGGCGAGTTCGTAAGCAACGCCGCCGTTCACAACGCCGTCGAGCGAGATCGTGGCGGATTTGTTGAAATACGCAACTGCGACGGTGTCGCCGAGGGCGTCCATTACGGTTGCTTTGTCCGACTGAACGGAACGGGAGAAAGAATTGAGCAAAAGCCCAGTTTCTTGAAGGAGTCCGAACTCAACGCCGGACGCTACGGATGATGTGATGACTGTTGCTGGCATAGTAATTTGGAGAAATTGTCAACTTGCGAAAAGCGCCGAGTGAACGGTGATCGTTACCGACCGTTCAAAATGCCGCTCGTTTGAAGAGAGCGAAACTGGGCCGTCCCGAAGGATGCCGAATACGAAAGCGTATTGCGGACGCACGGCGTTGAGCTTGGTCTTGAGGCCGGTGATGTCGTGCGAAATGCAAAGCACCTGCGACCACAGATTTTCCATTGCCATCTGATCCATGTCGTCGGCCTGCACGATCAAAGCAATATCGACCGAGAACTGGAAAATCGCGGAGTCGATAATGCTTTCGCGCTGGCGAGTGCATTTCACAAAGCACGCTGGCAATGTCATCGTCCCAAAATTCTCCGCTGCCGTTACCACCAATGCGCTCTGCATCTCTTGCTGAAGCGCAAGGACGAAAGTGTCGGTCAATGCTTTCTCAAGCGTCAACGTGTATGTCGAGTCCGTTATCATTTCCTTGGGCGGAAACGTCAACAAGCCCAAGTCTCGCGATCTCTGCTTCGCATTCGTCTTTTGTGCCTACGAACAGCACGCTTTGCGTTGAGATCGCCTTTTCTGTTTCGTCGAAAAAGATGATCGTGCTCCCATCGTAAACGAGTTTCCAAGCGGTTGACTCGTCGAATGCCCATCCCTGCTCGTTCGGTAGAATTATCATGTTACTGTTAGGGTTGAATTTGTGGAGTTGTATGTTGCTGTTCGTCCTGGTGCATTTACTAATGTCACTGCTGTATACGTTCTGCTCGTAGAACCTTGGAAGAAGCGGAAAGTCTGAGTTCCAGCATCAGGAGAAACGTTAAATGAAACGCTTAAAGTTGCAATTGTTCCAAACGATGCCGTTGCGGTTGAAGAACCAGTTGTTTTTGAAGCCT